CCATTACCAGACTATTTTGAAATCTAAATTTTAATAGTTCATCAATTATTTTAGATTCCGGATCATATCCGTATATACAATATTTTAGCACTCTTCTTGGATCCAAAGTTTGCCCTGTAAATCTCAATGTATTTGTTTCACAATCTTCTAGTGCCTGCCTATTTGTTTTTACTGTATAGCTATCTGACACAAACTGACACACTGAAAAATCAAATTTTTGCAGTAAATCTTGTATGTCTGTAGCCCATAATTTTTTGATGCACTGTATAGTTAGTAAAATTGGTTTACTCGACCATTTATATCCCGGATAGAAATACAATTTGTAAGTGTCACTGTTATAAGAAACATGTTTGGCAACACCGCTTGCACTAGGTAAGAAGACAGGAATTTTACATTGTTTATTAAACAACTGTAAAAGATTTTCATTGGCCAAATTAAATGATTCTGCATCTTTGAAAAATATATCAATATCAGATCCTATCCACTGTTTATCAAAATATAATCTTCGTGCACATCCACCGGCAATCCAGGGTCCGTGCTGAAAATTGCAGCCACCTATGGCTTTAGAAACCCGCTGTAATAACTTATTATCAATTGATTTTTCAATATACATAGATTGTTTTATCAAAATTTGCCACCTGATAAATTAATTTCGCTTTTATCTTGTAGTAGTTTATCTTGTAAATCAATAACCTTTTCACTTAAACGGTTAACATTAGCGAGTATCTCTGCAATAGCCAATGCCAATTCTTCAGCGTCGTTTAGAGTAAGACGTATGTCTTTGCTATTATAGTCACGAGCTGTTTGATATTTTTTTACAAACGCATCTAATGCCGCTGTACTCACAGTACAATCTCCTTATTTTTTTGCGAAATCTGATGATTTAATTCAATCTTAGTCGTATACGGCCCTATGTGTTCATTTTCAGCTAATGTTGTAAGCTTTGGACAAAATGCATAAGTCCACCCTTGTTGAAATTTTAGTGCCCAAAAACCTGCGGCATATCTACCTTTGGTATGTTGAGCTTTAGTATAAGTTGGATAAGGCTCAAGTTCTACATTAGCAAAGGTTTTATGCTTAATTGGAAAGCCGTTAATTGTATTTGAAATTTCTTCCTTAACAGTTATAACAGCTTCTTCAATAGTAACCTTGCCTAGTTTTGAGATAAACTCTTCTAAATTGATGAAGTTTTTTGGAACAAATTTACCAATTACTGAAACCCCGTCTAATGTTTCAGTAACTAGGCCCAATCTTTCTGTGTTATCTAGCAGAATATAACTATTTTCACCTATGGGTCGTAAAATATATCGTTTGGTCATGCAGATCCTGTTTCAGTTTCAGATGTAAGTAGTTGACCTTTATAGTTTAGTCCAAAACAAACACTGTAATCGGATACAGTTTTTTCAATCCTAATTAAACCGTGTTTATTACAAAATTTCATTAATGCTAATCCAACCTGACGTCTGGGTTCTTGTATAATTAGGCTACGTATAGTATCATCAAACTTTTCAATTAGATCAGCTGGTTGCTGTTTAAGGTCAATTAACAATCGATTACGCTCGTAGTCATCTTTTACCCTGTGTTCTACACCATCATGGTCTGTCCATTTACTGAGCATTAAATTGTTCCATGCAAAACCTTTGGCATGTCGATCCTCATATGCTTCAATAAGTTTTTTGGTACGAACACCTGGAAAAGCGCTAAAAACATTGTCGCCGTCATCGCCGCGCATACATTTTTCAAAAAGCAGCCATTCTGGATCAGGTGTTACAAGATTTTTTCCATTCTTGTCCTTGGCTGCGTTGCCATCTTTATCAACTATACCATCTTTTGTGTATAGTAAACCAGTTATGCCATTGAAAATCATTACATTTTCGGCTATAAGCTGCTGAAAATCACTATCACTACTTATAATAATATGGTTATCATCAGGATGCAGTAAGATCCAGCGAGCAATCATATCGTCTGCTTCTGCTTCAGGATGTCGTAATAGTGTGCAGTTAGTGTGCTTTTTGACAAATTGAATGAAATCATCCATTACTTCAAAAAAAGCATTATCATCTTCAACTTCTCTGGTCGTTCTTTTATTAGCAACAACCTTACGATTAGCTTTATACGGTGCGTAAATATCCTTGCGCCAGCTTCTTCCTTCTAAACAAAACACAGCATGTGCAGCATCAAATTGGTTCCATACCTTTTTAATACTGTTGAATATGATATGCAAGCACAGAGCAAACTGTTGATCTGTGTCAGGTGCTTTAACACCGTGCCGAATACGCATAAAAAGGTTTTGCGTATCTATAATAATATAAGTTTGTGACATTATGAGTGCTCGTACCTTAATCTATACTAAAATTATAGTAGATATAGAAAGATCGTCAAGCACATCATTCATTATCTGTATCAATACTTCTTCTGGTAGGTGTTATCAAATCAGCATCAAGCCCGTTTATTTCTTCCGCAATGCTGATACAGATGTCATTTAACCATCTATTAATTATAGTATCCTCGTCACCTTCGTAACCGTTTGCTTTCAGAAATTCTAAAAAATATTCATTATAGTCTAACTGAAAATAAGTTCTTTGAGAAATATTTGGATCCCAATTTATCACAGGCATACTAACCCAAGGTTCTTTAAGAATGTTAGCCTTTTTACGATCATATTCAAGTTGTGAAATTTTTTCGTACTTGAGATCTACATCCAACATAGCAATCTCACGAGCGTCAGATTCTTTTGTTTGAAGTATCACAATCTGTCGAGCATAATCGTATGGACTGATATTGTTAGAACTCAGCATTAGTTCTAACTTTTTTTGAGCTAGCAGATCTGGATCGTCGCGATGGTTAATTTCTAGTAGTTTTTCTTCAAGTTCTGCTTGATCAAGTTCGTACTCTGCTCGTGCAATTTCACGTGTTCGGCCTTTTAAACCCCAATGGCCAGGCCACCATCCAAATGGTACCAACGGTTTTTTATGTGTCATTCTATACTCCAATTTTTATATTTGATGGCACTTTGCCATGTCTCATTCTTGCACTTGACACAATTTCCATATCAAAAAATGCACCTGCATGCGGATAATTGCTATTAAAACATTTTTCTTGGCCTTGTAGAAATTCTGTCGAAACACTAGGACCTAAATTGTAATTGTAAGTTTCCTCAGGTACTGTACGCTCGATAGCCACAGGTATGTGTGATCCAGCTACCCAATGGTGTTTCCATTTTCTACACCAATGGTCATACCCTGGATAGTGTCCATTGATAGTCCATTGTGATGGACTATCAATATACGGAACTGATTCTTCTGTCCAAAATGCTAGATTATTTTCTATTAATCTAACTAAGAAATCATAATCTTCGTATCCAGTACCAATATATCTTTCATCAAAAAATCCTATACGTCTAAAAAGCTCTTTTTTGAAACCAAAAAATCTAAACAAATACAGGCCAACAAACGCATAGCCGTCATCTAATAAATTGAGTGTTTTATCTACGTGTTCTTTGGTAGGTCGAACTTTGTCACTCATTAAAATTACAGTTTCTGTAGAGGCAGATGCTACACATGTGTTGACTAGTGTTGAGAAGTTTTTTACACCTGTGCCATCAAAAAAATGCAAAACTTCAGGGTCTAATCCAGTTTGTATTTCATTATACACATCAGATTTATTGGAAATTAGATATAAAGAATAATCATTATTCATTGCAATACCTTAAATTTATTTGGCATTATAGCTGCCAAATCTTCTAGATCAAACATATAGTCAGGTGCAGCAAGCGGTACCACATATTTCACATCGGGATGGATAAATTTCCTGTGATCTTCAAACGAGCATTCCTGTAATCGTTGACTCAACATTCTGAGATCACCAGATTCTTGCCCATAACTTATGGTAAAACATCCGCGATTGGCTACCAGCAATTCACCTGATTTATTGTACCAATCAAAACGAACAGGAATACTCATGATCAAGCCAATGAAGCAAAAAGGTGTAATTGCATATTAAAAATAAACCCATGATTTATACAGTATTTTGCAGCAAATTCATGATTGATTTGATTTTCTTGCATGTTCAGTAATCCAGCTTCCCAAAATGAAATTACTTCATCAGTTGTACTACGTTCAGCAAGACTGATTTGATTCTTGCTTGCTCGTAACTGTTTGCTTTTTTGTGGTTCGCTGTTATAGATATTCATTGGACTTACAAATACTGGTTTGCATGTTATGGCGTGCCAATTATGTGCCCAGTTAGGCACTTCAGCATATGGACTATCAGATTTAGCGCTCATTACAAACTTAAGACAATCTGCTCTTGCTAACATTTCTTGCTTCGGTTCAAGATATTTGACTGCCACTCCGTGTTTTTCGCTGCACTTAGGGCTTACCACTAGTGTGGTTTCCGCAGGAATGTTTTGCACGATAGTACCGTTGCTCTCAATCTGAGTCTTGGCAAACCTTTTGTTCATGTATTCCAAGAAGGGCACAAGATTCTTTTGTAACATAGGCTCGCCACCAGTTACTACCAGCACCATTTCTCTTTTCTTAAGCGGTACTTGTGGGCTATTATCGCCTTCTACACCAACTCCGCCCCACAGTTCGCGTGCCCACATCGGTACCTCTCCTTCAAAGTACTCTGTAATAGTCTGCTCAATGCGAGCATCAATTTCCTGTATGGTAAGCCAGTCGCCGTCGTCGAAGAAGGTGTCGCAATTATGAACTACACAGTTATTGGCAAGGTATGTGTGGGTATCCTCTACCTCTAAGTTATAAACGGTTCGTTCAGCAGTCTTTGATCCATACA